GCTCTCCCTAAGGCGTGTTATTAGCTAACCGCCGGACCCCCTAGAACGGGGAGCCCCATCTGACGTTGGTGCGAACGGCATCAGGCCGTCCAGAGCGCAACAAGTGCTGTGGATCCTCAAATGGCTCCAGCCTACCAGGCAAAAGACATTTGAGCAGTTGACCATGCTCCGAGCAAGTACTACTCGGTGTACGGTTCGAGACCATTATCCCCTTTACCAGGGGGCTTTGGTAATCTCGGTGGAATCTCTGCGCTCGCCAAGCGAACACAGATGAACGTCCCACAACTGCAGACGTTTCATCAACAATCGGCATGGGCACATTGAGGTGCTCGAGCCAACCGTCGACTAGCCGGGCAACGTCCCAGTAACCACGTTGATACATGTGGTTCCGGAACGCTATAAGTCCGACAAGTCTGTCTCCGTCGCTCCTTCTCCCAGGCAATCTACGACGCAAACGAGTGATAGTAACATCCTCGCCCGCGTAATAGTCGCCGCCGCACGACTCCCTAAACCTTCCGGTCCAGAAAGACTTGCGACCGTTTGGTCTGGCTGAGAAACAAGCCAGGTCGGTGAGAATTGTGTGGACAAATTCTGTGGGGACAATGATGTCATCCCCAAAGACGGACACCTGCTCCGCAATGACGCGGTTCAGGCGCTTTAGCCGTCGGCTCCTGTCGGAGCTACGCCTCCCATAGGTCTTGCCTCGAAAGGCGGACAGTGGGACCCTGAGCGACTTCCTCACCGCGTTGACCGCAATCGCCGCAAAGACGATACTTTCAACCGGAAAGCATGTCGCTGAACCCATCGACGAGAACTTGGCCACGGTAATAATGCCATGACCAGGTACCAAGGCGCGTTGGCTGCGAGAAGCAAGCAGTGCAGCAAGGAGCTGCGGCTGCGAGCGGAACACCGCCGACACGACCTCCACCGAAACACGGTCCGACGCCTCAGACAAGTCCAAGGTCGCCAGATCCTGCGTGTCTGAGCCCAAACGAGCCAGCTCACGATTCCTATCCTGAGTCGAAAGGTTGACACAGGGGGCGGATCCGCTGAATTGGCCCATGAATGCGCGTAGTAAAGATTGCTGCGCGTACTGCATGGAAACGGGCTCAACTGCAATGATACGGGCTTTCGATGCCGTCTTAGGGACGGAGATGACCCTAACAGGTGTCTCCGCCCCGGGTTCGGGCATGGAGATGAGTGGCAACACGTCACCCGCATGGGAATAACCCGCGAGTACATAGTCTGCCACAGGGAACTCCTGGTCCAGTCTCAGTGGCCATGACGGGATATCATACTTCCCGTTTGCGGAAATTCCTTCCGCAGTGGCCCCGGGACCGTGCCGGGGGATGAGATCGCCCCGACTGCACAGACGTTCGATCGCCCCAAGTGGACGGCCGAACAACCATGCAGAAGTAAGGGACAACTCCCGCAGTAGGCCGGGGTCATACCAGGCATCTGCCATCTCCTCCTCACACACTACATAACCATTGATCGATGCCAACTCGCGGTCCGGGTCACAAACCTCAAAGAGTTTCTCTAAGAGACCAGTGATCTGCCGTACCGCCTGGATGACACCAATATCTGGTGTCTGCAGCAAGGTACCACCATGATCGAACACACGCACAAGGAAACCTGACAGAAATGCCGGGAGCCCGAGCTTGCCCCGTCGCCGAAAGGCGGTAAGAGCGAGCAGAGGTGCGCTTGATGCTTCCGCAAGGGCCCGTTCAAAGGCCACGCGGAACGTCGGGAGGGTGATCGTTAGAAACGACTCGCCCTCGTGTTCGAACCTCGCCTCGAGAGTTTTCTCGTCGCGAGTTGTGTCCACATCGCACATGCGGCCTGCGTTACGCAGGACCGCCAAATGGAGGGTTTTCAGGCTTTTCACGACACCCCTAGAGGAAGTCGATCCATAGCCAGGTCCGCAGGATGATGCCGTATCCAACGACATCATCCCGACCTCGGAGCGGAAAGTCTCTAGAGCTCTCCACCCAACAGCTGAGTGATCTTGGCACCCGAGCTCGCCGTGAGGTAAGCAAGGAAGCCGTCGACCACCAGTTTCTGCTCTGCCACAGTGTAGCCGAGAACCGGAACGTCGACGACCAGGTAAGCACCTACGCGGTACTCCTGGGCTAGTTCGGCGTTGAACGGATCGGCAGCGATCTTCCGCTCGTCGATGCGGATCATCCGCCGGTTACGGTTGCGCCCCTTGCTCTGGCCAATGGTCAGAGTGTGGAGTGCGTCGTTAGCGGCGAAAGTCCCCTTGACGGTGTCGATTCCGACACGAGGCATGGAGATGGCAACACTGTTGATAGTGACAGACTGAGGATCAGCGAACATGGCGTCCCACCTTATTAGGTAATCGGAGCACGATGGCTCTACTATGGCCTCTTTGTGAAGCCAATGGCCGCGAGGATGCTCCACTGTTTCGGTGTAAGGGTAGCAATATCAACCCCAAAGCCGAACGGTGAAGCGTGCACACGTCTCTTCGATTCGCGGGTAACCGTATAGACGCCTGGATCTACATAGCCACCTTGTAACGGCGCACAGCCGCGGAGCACGTATTCCTTTGTCTCCGTGATGTGTTCCATGAGGTAGCCATACTGGAGGACCATGCTGTCCGACCCGAGGTTTGACAAGGCACCAAGAAGCGTGCTCAAGTCGACCAACCAGTCGGCAAGCCAGGACCAGGGCATTGCATTCCAAAGCGTGAGAGGATCGACGTCCAAGCCATATAAAAGGCGAAGGCGCTTCAACTCACGATGAGCACGATTTAGTGTGCTCCCATTGGGCGGCACGACATAACGAAAACAACCGGAAAACCAAATCTTCCGGTTTGTCGTGACGGTCTCGAGCAATGTGCCCTTTGACAGAAGTCGCGAGTTCCCCATAGGGTAGGGGTATCGCAACCCGAGGTTCGAAGTTTGGACCTCGGTCAAGTCGACTAGGGTTCGCCGTCGACGGACTGGACGGCCAGCATCCCGTTGGAATTGGCGCCATATGGCGTCTCCCTTGTGGATGCTTTCCATACAGTTCATCAGGTCGTTCACTAACGGCTTCCACCCGAATTGAACGTTCAAGTATTCGCCACCAGCTCTATGCTGAAGGCTGTGCTTGGCACGTTCTTTCCAGGTTTGCAGCCCAGGCAAGCTGGGCAACCCTTCTGTCTTAAGCTCCTTGAGCATTACTGCCAAGGACGCATGCGGATTATTCGGAGCGGCCATCTGTATTGCACCGGCTCCGAGCAGGAAGAGCTCGTCTGACGACGTACCACCCAGGTACGTTGGCAGAGAGACGGGTGTGCATGGTGCAATGTCTCCGACTTCCGTATAGGTAGTGTAACCTAACGCAGCGGACACATCAACATGACCACCAGTCTGGGCGGTTGAAACACGCTGGACATCCAGCAAACCGCCTCCGAGATCTTGGGTTCTCTCGGCCCATTCAAGGATCCGTTTTCCGGACCGACCGAGGATACCTTTTCGTCGATTGCGCTTAAGCGCCTGGTACGCAGAATTAGCCGTACCCGTTTGATCGACACACCTTTCCCGCACTTGATCATTCCATGAGAAGGTTTGGTAAGACGATGAAGGCTTACCAGTAGGCGGACGATAAGAAAAGCCCGTCGTGCACGTATGCGAGTTAGTTAAACGCTCGCGGGTGCGTATCCTCTCCATGGAACCTCCAGTAAACGTCCCACTTTGCGATGTGAGACAGGTGCCCCTCGAGG